GAGATATTAGCACAGTTCAGGCTCCACTTTGGTCGCTTGCAGGACTTTCTGCGCGACCAGATTATGCTGAGTTGTTCTTTGGCTTGACCATGGATGGTAACGACAACACAATCGCTACTATTTCAACTCAAGTTTACTACATGGAGTAATTAAATGACGTCACGCACTTTAATATCAAACAGGGCATTATCTAAACTTGGGCAACCGAGGGTGAGTAATATTGCAACGACTGACACTAAGGCGGCACGTACAATAAATGAAATGTATGATGCGGTGCGTGACGCCGTACTTGCTGCTTACCCATGGAATTTTGCGGGAGGGAGGGCGACTTTGGCACCAGATACAAACGCTCCAAACTGGGGTTGGAATTACGCCTACACTATGCCTGCTGATTTTTTAGCACTAGTGGAAATAGACGACAATCCAGAATATGAATTCGAGGGTGGTAAAATCCTTACCGACGAAGGCACGGCACTTTATATAAAGTATACAGCCAAAACAACAGATGAAGGCTCTTTTTCGCCACTCTTTATCGAGACATTTGCTACAAGATTAGCGTTTGAAGGATGCGAGGAAATTACACAGAGCAATTCAAAAAAAGCGACGCTGGGGCAGGAATACGAAGCTAATCTGAAACAGGCGTATCAATTGGATGCAAAAGAAAATCCAATAAAAGACCAAGAAGAAGATGATTGGGTAATAGCGAGATTATAAATGGTTAAAGCGTCACCTATACAAACAGCATTCAATTCAGGAGAGTGGTCAAAACTTCTCCAAGGGCAGACTACTGTTGAGGGTAGGAAGTACGCGCTTGAGTTGATGCAAAATATGATAGCTTTAAAACAAGGCCCAGCCACAAGAAGGGGTGGTACGAAATACATAAAAGAAGTCAAGGACTCCTCGAAAAGAACAGCCCTTATTGACTTTCAATTCAGCTCGTCACAGGTTTATCAGATTGAAGTAGGCGACCAGTACTTCAGGTTCTATAAGAATAATGCGGTTATTAAGGCTGCATCGCAAGCCATTACTGGAATTACTGCTGCTAACCCAGCAGTAGTAACATATAGTGGCTCAGACACCTACGCAGCAGGGGATGAGGTTTATATATCTGGCGTTGTGGGAATGACTCAGGTTAATAGTAAGTATTTCCATGTGGGTACTGTTGATACGGGTGCTAATACTTTCGGGCTGAAAGATGTTTACGGTACTGATATAAATAGCACAGCCTATACAGCCTATACATCGGGCGGTACTGTCGAAGAGGTTTACACCGTTACCTCCCCGTATACACAAGCCACTCTGTTTGATTCTAATAATATTTTACAACTACAGTTTGTTCAATCTGGTGATGTAATTTATATTACTCATGGCTCTTATCAAACAAGAACATTAACTAGAACTTCGGATGCTTCATGGACACTTGCTACGGTGATTTATGAAGACGGCCCATTCTTAGACACAAACACCACTGCGACAACCTTAACATTATCCAGCACGTCCGGAAGTGTTACCGTTACAGCGTCAGCGATTACTGGCATTAATGGTGGCACAGGTTTTCAAACTACCGATATAGGTAGAATTATCCGCTGGAAAGACCCGGCTGCTAATTGGACTTGGTTAACTATCACAGCTTGGACTAGCACAACCGTGGTTACAGCTACTATTTCAGGCCCTGCGGCCTCGGCTGGTACGGCAACTATTAACTGGAGATTGGGAGCTTGGAGCGATACTACTGGCTGGCCTAAATGCTGTACATTCTTTCAGGATAGATTTGTAGCTGGGAATAATACTAGTTACCCCGACCGCTACGATATGACCGAAACCAGTGGTTATTCCAATACCACATTATCCTTTGCACCTTCAAGTGTGGCTGGAGTGGTAGCTGATGATAATGCTATATCAGGCAATCTTCCTTCGACACAGGTCAATGCTATACAATGGATGGCCGCTGATAACACTGGCTTAGCAGCTGGAACAACGGGGCAGGAATGGGTTATAAAATCCAATGCTTCAAATGATGTTGTTACTCCAGCCAATAGAAAAGCAGACCCCGTATCAAAAACCCGTAGTGCTTATATACAACCAGTGCAAGCTGGAACTAATCTTGTTTTCGTACAGGCGGCGCGAAGGCGTTTGCACGATATGACATTTAGTTTTGAACTCGACCGTCTAAAACCTAATGACTTGAATTTATACGCAGAGCATATAACAAGAGACCAGGTTTTGGATATCGCATATCAACAAGAGCCTTTAAATACTATCTGGTCATATACTGGCGCGGGCTTACTATTGGGAATGACTTACTACCCCGACCAAAAAGTCTACGCGTGGCATAGACATCCTGTGGGCGGTTATTCAAATTCAGGACATACAGTAGGGGCGGTGGTCGAGGCTATATCAGTCATACCTTCTTTTGATGGTACGCGGGATGAGTTAACATTAATTGTTAAAAGATATATCAATGGTCGAACTGTCCGCTATATCGAGTATATGACACGTTATTATGAGGATGACATAGCTATTGAAGATGCCTTTCAAGTTGATTGTGGGCTAACATACGATTCAGTGGCAACTGGAACGGTCATAGGTTTAGACCATTTAGAAGGTCAGACCGTAAAGGTAATGCGTGATGGCAAAGCGCACCCTGATTTAACCGTGGCCTCTGGCGCGGTTACGCTGGCTAATGATTTGACAGGCTCGGTGATTCAAATAGGATTAGCTAATACGTGGGCTATTAAAACAATGGAAATTGAGGCTGGCGCGCAAGATGGCACCGCGCAAGGAAAGACCAAAAGAATTACTAATCTGGTTATAAAATTATTGAATGCTCTTGGCTTAAAATATGGCCCCGACACAGACAACCTCGACACTGATACGTTTAGCTCTGGTGCGGGCTACGATGAAACGGTTGCGCTATACTCAGGCAATACAGAGCCTCTTTTATGGCCGAACGGTTATGATTCAAATGGACAGATTTATTTAACAGATGACGGGGTTTTCCCAATAACGATAACGGCGCTTATGCCGCAGGTGGTTTGCCAAGACAGATGATAGTAATACCATTCGAGCCGGAGCATTTAAACTTTCTTGAGTTACAGGAAAGACAGAAAATATTTAACGAAGTAATAAAAAACCCACAGTATGGGATTGATTTAAAAAACACAGGTGTTGCATGGAGTATGTTCGAGGAGAGTACGTTATGTTGCATTGGTTCTGCTGGTATAATAAACGCAGGGTTTGGGCGTGGTATTGCGTGGGCGTTGATGAGTAAAGATGCTAAGAATCACATGGTAAGAATTACTAGGGAAGTTAAAAAAAGATTGATAGGATTTGATAGGATTGAAATAACCACGGGGTTTGATGAGGCGCGGCGTTGGGCAGAAATATTAGGGTTTAAATGCGAAACCCCCGAAGGAATGAAAAACTATATGGGAAATGAAACACACTATTTATATTCGAGGACATAATGGGCGGAATATTTAATTTAGCAGGTTCGGCGATACAAGCTAAAGGGCAAATTGCCGAGGGAAACGCAACTAATGCGGCAGCGGAATATAACGCTAATATGGCAAGGCAAGATGCGGGAATCGCCGCGACGCAAACCGCCGCTGATATAGCCAAAACCCGCACCACTCAGGCATTAGAAACGGGCTCATTAAAAGCAAAGGCTGGAATAACTGGTGGAATGACGGGAAGTAATTTGGATATTCTTTCTAGTAATGCAGTCCAGCAGGAACTTGATATTTTAAATATAAAACAACAAGGCGCATTGAAACAACGCAGTTTGTTGAGCCAAGCAAGCCTGGATACGGCGGCGGGTAAAAATGCAAAGAAACAATCTAAGCTCGCGGCGGCAGGCACTATGTTAAATGGTATCGGTAATGCGGTTAATTCCGGTACACAAGCGGCAACTATGTTTATTTAGGATTATATGGCAACATTACCAGTCTATACTTCAAACACTTCGGCGAGTAATCCAAGCTCACCAAGAGCTAGTGCAGATTCTTTTGGGGGAGGAAGGGGGCTAATTGCGCTGGGAGGCGCAGTTGATAATATCGGCTCCGTTGTTGATAACCAGCTTAGACTAAAAGCAGAAATGGATGCTACGGCCTACGTCGCAGAGCAATCATCCAAACTCCAACTTGATTCACTAAAACAAATCGAGGCAATGAAGACGGATGGACAACCTATAGATACCTTCACTGATAGGTATAATCAATGGCATGATGAGGCTATAAAACCCCTTGTTGATAATGCTCCAAACGGATTAGCTAAAAATGCGATGGAAGAACATGCGTTAAGCATTAAAACGAGCTTCGGACAAAGGGCTGTACAATTCCAAGCAGATGAAAAGATTGGCCAATTAAAACAAAATTCTATTAATGCGGCGAATAATATAGCTAATCTTGCATATTCCGACCCTAAAAATTCAGCTGAATACAATAGGCAATTAGCTGTTTTGCAGGATAGTTCAAGACGGTACATGACGCCTTCTGAATCAGAGGCGTTCATTACAAAATCAAATAGCGAGTTTACCACTGCAAAAATACGCTCGGTTCTTGAAACTAACCCGTGGGAAGCGGAGAAAATGTTAAAATCACAGGATGCAACATCTCACTTAACAAGTGAGTCTTATATGTCATTGGTTAACCAAGCGAAAAATAAGCAAGAGCAGATACAAGAAAAGGAAATAAGGGTTAGGGCGGAGAAGCAAAAGCTCTTTATTGAAGACCCTGCATTATACGCGATTAAGAGCGGAGCAAATCCTACAGATATTAACGACATTATCGCAAGACAGAAAGTGGCTGGAGTTCAGCCGGATAATATTGCGGTCATTCCAAAACAGCAGGCTGCTTTTGCAGCCAATCAATTAAATGGAATTAATGATGTTGAAACCCTAAAAGGAGCGTTAGAAGGCATAGGGCAACAATATGGTGCTGATAATTATAATATAGCAATGAAGGACATCAAGAAGGCGGGGCTTTCGGATACAACTTCTTTTGTTGCAATGGTTCCTTTGGATACTTACAAAGATGTAGGTGAGGCCGCATTTCAATTCGCAAAAAATCCAAAAGAAATAACAGATAAAGCGACTTCAAGGCCAGATGTTTCTACAGCTAAAATACAAGAGAGAATATCCGATTTAGTTTCTCCTGTTATGGAGGCGATGGCTATTGAGAATCCCGGCGGCGAAGCGCTTACTGCGAATTTTCAGAAGAACCTCACTAATGTGGCAACTTACTTTGTTGCACAAGGGGACGATGTGGACACGGCGACCAAGCGAGCGGTCACGTGGCTTGATGCGCAATATCCCGTAAGTACATTCAATAGAAGAAGTTATAGATTGCCACAAGGATTAGTAGCTAACCAGATAGAGCCAGCCTTAGAAGATGCTATAGATAGAACAAAGTTTCCCGGTACTGAATTTCAAAATGATTTCATTAAACGCACCGCCGTGCCAGTTTTACACCCGGATGGAAGTAAATATTACCTAAAGAATCAAATCAGCCAAGTAATAACTGGTAGTGACGGCAATGTTATTTACTATCCTATTGTGGATATTATTAATCAGCGCTCGACTAAAGTTAAGGATATTCAACAAAAGGCGGCTCAGGAGCCGAAGATAATAGATTAATGGATATATCAACATATTTTGGAACTCCGGAGCCTAAAAGCACCCAATTTGGGCAATCGAGTGGCTTGTTTCAAGCTACGCCAAGCGCGGCGGAGGTAACTGGCGCCTATGTTGAGGAAACATTCCAAGGCGAAGGTTCGCTGGTACAAGATATCGAAGCTATGAATATTAGAAGAAGCGAGACGCCCGGCACGGCATTTTCAGCGCCCGCTATATCGGAAGATGATTGGAAGAGTAGTGTTAATTATAGACCGGGATTAACTTATCATCCAACAATGACAGAATATTCAGCTAAAACTCTAGCAAGTATCCATGATGACAGGCTAAACCGTCAATCGGTAATGGATAAAGCTTCTAAATTACAATCCGTTGTGGGATTTGGTGCTGGATTTGTTAGTGGTGTAGCAGAGCCTAAAAATCTTATATCTGGAATAGCAGCGGCTTTAGTAACTGGTGGTACTGGCGCGTTAGTTCCATCTTTAGAAAGAATGATTGCGGTTAATACAATAAAGGGCGCCGCTACTAGAGGTGCGGCGGAGGGTGTTGTTGGTGCTGCGTTGACAGAGCCATCTAATATAGAATCATCTAAAGTGGTACAGGGCGACTATACTATGACTGATTCAATGATTAATTTGGCACTAGGCTCAGTATTGGGTGCTGGATTAGGCGCTGGCGGTAAAGCTTTAGAGTTAAGGGCGCGAGGTAAAGAATTAGAAAAAATACGTCAAGAGCGGAATATAGTACAAGCATATCGTGCGGAGCGTGACGATTTAGGAGTTAAGGAATTCGACACTGCTATTAGTCAATTAACACAAGGCTCTGAGGTTGATGTTAGGGCGGTAAAGCAAATTGATAATGTGGAAGTGTCTGCAAGAGCTAGGCAGGAATTGCCGAAGATAGAGGAAAAAATTACCGCTATACAAGCTGAAACTGGAATAACAAAAGTTACTGAAACGCCGGAGTTTAAGGGATGGTTCGGAAATAGTAAGGTGGTTGATGAGTCAGGTGTGCCACGGGTCGTTTATCATGGCACTAGCGCAGATATCAAAGCATTTGACCCAACTCAAATTAACGCTACAAAAATTGATGGAGTCGAGGGATTTTACTTTGCGACAGACCCGAATATGGCAAATACATACGCCGCAAAATTTAATAAAGCAGGCGGGAATGTTCTGCCGGTTTACGCTAAAATAGAACGTCCTGCGCCATCGCTGAATGAATTTAAATTAGACAAGTCGGGTGAATATGACGGCTTTAGTGATGGAAAAATTGTAGTTGTAAAAGACCCGGGGCAAGTTAAGTCTGTATTTAACCGTGGCAAGTTTGATGCTAATGACCCGCGCCTTATTGACCTTGATAATCTGGAAGTAAAACGCGGCCAGGCTATGGTAGATAGTAAGCGCCAATCAGACGCCGCGCCTGTAACGAAACTACAAGATAGTGTGTCAAAATCTGACAATTCTACAGCATATAATCCTAAATATTCAGAAGAAATCCAAACATACCTTGACCAACACGGACTTGAGGACGAGGCGGCGCTGGAGCAAAGCCTACAGGAATTGACCGACGAAATCGCAGAATTGCGGAGCCAGGATTTGCTCACTGATGGCGAGTTGGGGATTTTAGAGCGCCTATCCGAAATAGATGCAGAAAATAATATATTCGACAATGTGCTGCTAAGCGCCAAACTTTGCTTAACGAGGGGATAATGGGAAGGGATTGTAGATTTAGGATTGTTGAGGCTTCCCGCGGTAAAGATGGCGAGGCTATTTTATCGGAGAAAGACGCTGGCAAATTGTTAGATGAGATAAAGGCGGCGGCTGAAAAAAGAGCGGCAGATGGCACTGATATTAACGATGCTGTTGTTGCGGAATTAGCGGCAATGAAGATTAATAAGAAACTGCAAGGTGATATACAAAAGCGCAATGCTGCTATTAATATTATCAAGAACAAGGAAGTCACTACAAAATTAGATGAACTTGTTACCGAAGGATTGACGCCGAAGAAGGCTATACAAGCAATGCTTGTTGGGGTTCAGGGGGTTTATAAAGCTGGAAGGTTATCAGTTGATGCTAAATTTAAAGCGATACATCACAAGTATCTTGGTGGGTTTATTCAGGAATTAGAGAAGGCCGACCTTCTGGCTATTGTCAATCAGAAAGCTTTACAGCCCGAAATAGAAAAAGAACTTTGGGCTATAGGCAAGGGTGAGGGTGGGATTACTAAATCAAAAGAAGCTTTGCAGATTGCTAAGATTATTCATAAATACAATGAAGCTTTAAGGCTTCGACAAAACAGAGGTGGCGCTGCTATTGACAAGCTGGAGGGATTTACCGCCACGCAAACGCATGACCGCACTACAATGCGCAAAGAAGGCTATGAAAAATGGCGCGATACTATTTCTCCATTACTGGATAAAGAAAGAACATATCAAGGCGCAGATGCTGATGAATTCTTAAAGAGCGCTTATGAGGTTTTGACTACCGGAGTAAGTCGCAAAACGCAACAGGATGAAAAGCTGTTTGAATTTAAAGGCCCTGCTAATCTTGCAAAAAAAATAAGCAAATCTCGTGTGCTGCATTTTAAGGATGCGGAAAGCTCAATTCAATACCGCAATGAATTTGGCAAGCGTGACTTCATGGAAGGTGTATTGCAGAACATTGAACATTCATCTCGAAATGTCGCAATGTTGGAGACGCTAGGAACTAATCCCGAAGCAATGTTTGATAAGATTCTTAAAGATACCT